ACCTCGTCGTCGCTCATAACCAGAACACGATCAGAGTCCGGATCGTTCGGATCGCTCAGCGCGACGCGCCATGTGTTGAGTGCCATGCAGAGCAATATAGCAAGACGATATAGAGTCTGCAAGGATTCTCAGATTACGGGACGATTACAGCGTCCGTTGACGTGCGCCACCTTGGATGCTTCTATCCTTTAAGCGCCCATGACTGTCGACCTTACCCGCACCACGGATCCCGTCCGCTCTACCAGTGTCGGTCTCGGCATCCGTCCCTCAGGCCAGAACTTAACCGCTGCACAGGCTGGACGTGCCAAGCACGCGTTCCTGAAAGACTACGTCGCGTGGGCAAACATTTCCAGCGCATGTGTCGTAGCCGGCGTCATGCGACAGACCTATTACACGTGGTTAGAGAATGACTTGGAATTCGCTGCAGCGGTCAAACTCGCCGGCGAAGCTGCTACCGAACGCTTGGAACGTGAAGCTTGGCGACGTGCTACCGAAGGCTCACCTTATACGCGTACCTCTTACTGGCATGGTGAACCAGTCGGTACTGATTCAAAGATAGAGTACTCAGACCAGTTACTCATGCTGCTACTCAGAGCCCGGAAACCTGACCTGTACCGAGAAAAGGTCGACGTAGCCGTCAACCAGATTATCAAGTCAATTGCGGGTGTTGACCCCGCATCCGTGCTCTAACAACACCCTCTAACTGTTGGTGCCACCTACGTTTGTGCAAGCAAGCGTAGGACCATTCTTTGTAACGGGGCCTCAGAACAACCCTGCCTGCCCACGGAGCCGCGGGCGGTCACGCTCACCAGGACGAGGGCCACTCCCCCACGTGCCCCGATCCGTTCGCGAGCCCGGAATCCTATACCCCAGAATTGGTACATCCCACATCAACGAAAACAGAAACCTGAATTCAGTACTGAGGGGGCAGTTGTCGTTTATACGCACTGCGCAGTTGAGCAGCAGCACGGCGCACCGCGGGAGACGTCGCGTGATCCAACTCATGCCGGCGTTCGACGATCGACTGGCGGATGACGGAGAGCGTGGTGTGCAGGTCGTGGAGCACCTGATCGTTCGTGAAGCGCAGGGTAGCGATACGGTGCGTACCGAGGACGCGGTCACGTTGGAGATCGGCGGCTGGGACGTGGATAGGGCCGTCGACTTCGATCGCCAGGCCGATGCTGGCCGCGTAAAAGTCGAGGATGTAGCCGAAGGCTGGGACCTGAGGAAGGAAGCGAACACCCCAACCGGGGAGGTGGAGGGCTTTCCCCAGGCAGGCCTCTGCTGGCGTAGGCCGAGCGCGCATCTGGTTGGCGAGGCGGAGTTTGCCTGGTGCCATGTACCGCGAGCCAGTGGGGATACGTCGGGTCACTTGAGCCTGATTTGACCATTGTCAAGGGGCTGGACGATAGACCCAGTTTTTCTGATAGCTCGGCGGGTTACTATCACCGTCACCGGGTAATGTGATGAGCAGGTGATGCGGGATCTGCTGGTGCTGTTGCACGATGTGGGTGCGCAGTTGGCGATGTCGTCGAATCGGGTAGAGCACTACTGGGGGTTGCACCTGCTCGAGGACTGGCGTGGGCTGGAGTTGCTGGCGCATCGGGCTGAGGTGGTGGTGCCGACAAACACCCCGGGGTCTGTGCCGCTGACCCCGACGCAGGCGGTGGTGAAAGATGCCGCCGAGTAACAAGCTCAGCCAGGTGGGACGGCCGGCGACGGTGGAGTGGGGCACCGAAGCGTCACCGGACGAGGCGCCCTATCAACCCCACGGGGCGGCTCTGGAATTGTTTCGAAGTCGGCGTCGAGAGGTCTTACTTTCGGGGCCTGCCGGGACCGGAAAAAGCCGGGCCTGTTTAGAGAAATTGAACCTGATTGCGATGCAGAAACCGATCCGTGCGGCCATCGTGCGGAAGACACGGAAAAGCCTCACCCAGAGCGCCATGGCGACCCTGGAAAACAAGGTTCTTCCGCGGCCGAATCAGGTCAGATTTCACGAGGGAGATCAGGAATATCGCTACCCCAGTGGGGCTCGAATTATGGTCGCCGGACTCGACGATCCGGAGAAAATCGGGTCCACGGAATTCGACGTCGTGTACGTCCAGGAAGCCACGGAATTAGACGAGGACGACTGGGCGATGCTCTTGCGCGGGCTCAGAAATGGGGTCCTGTCCTACCGGCAAATCGTGGCCGATTGCAACCCCAGTTCCCCCGACCACTGGCTGAAACAAAGATGCAATGCGGGCGAGTGCGAGCTGCTCGAAAGCACCCACGAAGACAACCCGCAGCTCTACGGTCAGGATGGCTGGACCGACTTCGGCAGGGAGTACATCGCCACCCTCGATAGCCTGACCGGCTTCCTGTACCAGCGGCTCAGGCTCGGGCAGTGGGTGGCGGCCGAGGGCATGTATTTCACCGAGTGGGATCCGGCCCTGCACGTGGTGCCCCGTTTCGAGATCCCACCGGAATGGCCGCGGTGGCTGGCCGTCGACTACGGCTTCGCCGTGCCGTTCTGCTGCCTGTGGTTTGCGCGAGAGCCCGAGACGAGGCGGATCTTCGTCTACAGAGAGCTCTACGCGGCTGGTCTTCGAGACGAGCAGCAGGCCCAGGCGATCGTGGCGCACTCGGGGCAGGAGCGTCTCAATCTCAGGATCCTGGATCCGAGCATGTTCAATCTCAGGACGGAGCAGCAGAGGCCCAGTATCGCGGCCGTGTACTGGGCGCACGGGGTGAAGCCCGTCCACCCCGGCATGAACTCGAGGAAGCAGGGGTGGGCCATCGTCCGCAGAGCGCTGGCTCACGACTCGGGACCGCCGCGCTTGCAGATCCTGAACGGCTGCGCTCCCAATCTGCAAAGGACATTGCCCAGCATGGTGGTGGACCCCCTGGATCCCGAGGACCTCGCCGATACGGTGCGGGGCACCAAGACCGAAGACCACGCGCCCGATGCCTTTCGCTACGGCCTGTGTGCCGAAGCGCAGCCGCCCCGGCCCACCGAGCCGATCGCCTTGAGGTTTGGTTAGGGATGAGGCCGCGACGCTTCGGACGCCAGTGGGAGTGGCCCGACCGATGGGTGCTCCTGTTCGACGCTCTCGGCTGGCGCGGCTGCTACTCGTACTGGAGCCACCACCCGACCTGGCGAGATGCCTGATGGCCACCCTGACGAAAACCGGCGCGTCGAACGGGTGGGGCAAGAGCGCGTCCGCGGAAGAGACCATGCAGCAACTCACGTGCGAGCTCGCCGACCAGTTGCAGCGCGACTTCCACGATCGCGATGTCCTGTACCGCGACATCGACGCCACCCTGTTCAGTAATTTCCCGATCGAGATCCCCGAGGCCTACCGCAAGACGGCCGTGGAGGTCAGAGCCCCACTGGCCCTGCACATCGCCCAGAACGTGGCCGCCGCCCTGAGTGTCAACGCCCCGACGGTGGGGTTCCGACCCGTCGGCTTCGGCGATGTCTACCAGGAAAACTCGACGCGCCGGGAGCGCTTCTTCGAAGCCTCGTGGCAGCGCCAGGAACAGGAAGCCCGACGGCAGCTGAGCCGCCTCTTCATGTGGAGCCTCGCCGTTAAAGGGGAAGGCATCTTAAAAACCTTAGAGCGGAGCGCCGCGGCGTGGAGCACGTACGCGCTCGACTCCGAGGCGTACCAGAAAGAGCTCGAGCAGGACGGCCTCGATCAGCACGCCCAGGACATGGCGTACGACAAGCACACCGAGAACCTGAAGCTCGGGTTGCCTTACCCGATCGCCACCACCGACGTCCCACCCGAATCCTTCTATTACACGCGCAACGAGAACGGCTACACCAGCGTGGTGGAGATCAAGGACGTGCCCTACCTCGAAGCGCTGGAACGCTTCGGCGCCGAGCTCGATAGCAGCGGCAACGTCAGGGCTCCGTCAAAGGACCGCTCCTTCGATCCGCAGGCGGCCCAGCTCGCGCGGCCCGAGTGGAGCCACATCATGAAGACGGCCGGCTCCACCACCTTGAAATGCATCGAGGCCTGGGACGAGCACGTGCAGGTGGTGTGCCTGTCGGGTCCCAACCAGATCGCGAAGGGCAACGACCAGTCCACCCTGTGCAAGGTCACCCAGCACAGTTACGGGGATCCCCACCTGCACACCCTCAGAGGTCCCTACTTCCACGCCCTCGGCATCACTACCGCGTCGAGACTGCCGGAGCACGCCGGCCTCAGCGTCCTGTACGGCTACCTGCAGCTCTTCCGTCTGATCGACTCCCTGCTGACCATGCAGGGCAACTCGGCGTACCTGACCGGCTTCCCGGCCTGGAAGCAGACCACCAACCCGAACCAGATCCCGGGGCTGCCGTACGGGGCCAGCGGTCAGGAGCAGGCCGTCCAG